GGCGAAGCGGTGTTAGCCTTACTATTAACTGCTGTAGCTAGTGCGTTAAACTCCACGTCAAACTCAGCCCCTCGTACCTTCTTGGCATCTGCACCACTAGGGAGGGTATCCTTAGCGGTAAAGTTAGTTGTCTTCGTATATGAACTCATACAGTTCTCCCACCTTTTACAAAAATATCTATCTGTTGAATAGAGAGAGGACTGCCGTTAACAACAACCTCCACACCTAGTTGGAACACCCTACCTGTCTTAGATAGTGTTATTCCCTTCCTGTTAATGATAGCGCCTACCGAGTATTCAGCCACTGTATACTCATCTACACCAAACTCACCAGTGGCACTCTCAGGGAAACTAAACACCTTGGATGCGTAGTTTGACCCGTAATCTACATCCCACTTAACTGAGAATGTTTCCCCACTTCCACCGACGAAGAGGAAGGAGGCATCCTTTAGCATTTTTAGATTAGAAGGTGCTCCAGCATCGAGGTATGTGGTGTAGTAGGACATTGTGTAGGGGTCACCATTGTCCTGATAACCACCATATTCGCTGACCCGTAAGGAGGTTCCAATTAACAACTTACGTGAGCGAGTAACACAGAATGAGTTTAGGTTAGGAGATGTCCAAGTAGTAACCCTAAATGACCCATCCTCAAGCGCTGATCTAATATCAAAGCACCACACCTTCTGTAGGGATGGGACGGTGAGTAGGTAGAACGCTTCCTTCTCGTAGTAAACACTCTTGATAATCCCACCTTCGCCACTCACCTCAGCAAGTAACTGATCTCTTACGTTACGAGACAAGTCACGCATGGGAGCACTCTTCTCCTGAATAATACGACCTAAGCTACGCAAGCCAGAGTCTGAGAGGAAGAGGATGTCAGAACCAATGTCCTGTACGGTATCTCTAGCGATACAGCCTACACCATCGATAACATCTTCTACTGCCATCGTAGCGGGTTCTTCTGCCCCTTTATATATTATAACACTCTTTTTACAGAAGATAACCAAGAAGCCATTAAAAGCAGCTAAATGTGTTATCTCATCCGTGCCATTGGTAAATACATTTTCTAAGTCAATAGAACCTGCTGTACCTGTATTGAATGAAGTGCCTATAAGGGTATCACTCCAATAAACTGTTGTCTTATTCAGGTTGGTTCTAGCCATCCAGATACGACCGTAGGCACTCAAACCAACCCCTGCCTGTGTTACCCCTGCGGGCATAGCGGAGAAGGAGGAGAGGGTATTCCAGCCTGTTGCGCCTACAATGTCATTAACAAGGGGGTCTACACCTTCATGGAATAAATACATATTCCCGTTAAAGCTCAAGGGTTGCCAGTTTGAATCAGCAGGTGGCGAAGCAATGGTGTGGTCACTAGCAGTAGTGCCATCAGTCGCCATCGTGTAAATCTGACTTCCACCGACGAAGTAAACTTGCTCTGTACCATCCTTGTTAATATGCTCATGGACACAATAGATGATGTCAGCGGCATCCGCGTCAGAAAGGGTTGTATACCCCTTACGAGCACCTACCCGACCATACGTGTCAATGACAGCGTTGTTAGCGATGAGGGCGAAGTTCTGCTGTACATTAACCGATGCCTCCTGAGTGTTTAACCCAAAGAAGCCCGGAGCAGCAAGTGATACGGGGGTTAAAGGTGATGCAGCCATTATACGGGATACCACACTGTTTCATCACTAAACCGACCAGCCTCTATGGCAATCTCATCAGCCATAGCGCTACGGTAGAGGATGTATTGGTCATTACTGAGGCGACCACCATCTTCACCACGCTCACTAATAGCCCTAGCTAGAGTACCTTGAATAACAGGCTCAGAGGGAATTTGCAGGGTATCGGTGTTGTCAGCTAAGTCATCCTGTGGTATTGTTACGTTAAACCGCAGGGTGTACACGCCATCAGGGACGGGGTACAAGTCTACTGCACTGTCCAAGTTGCTATCTACGCCGTTAAAGCTGTAGAAGGATGGGGTGCTACGTTGTGTATCGACAGTGAGAAAGCGCTGGTTCATCCATGCAGCCCCCTTCTGTTGTAGCATATAGTTGGAGGTGTCGTTAACCACGTCTGAGACACGGAAGCGAGAACCACTACCCAACAAGGTGTAGTTAAACACACCGTCTTCTGTGTTAAGCGTCAGGGTGGTGCGTAAGGCATTCCAGTCCCAAGCAGCCTCAACCTCTTTCTTAACACTGTTAACATACTCACCAATCAACTTGGAGTAATCTGTCTCGTTAACATCTGTTACCTCTGTCTCACGCAATCGGCGCATAACAGCGTTGATAATTTGTAAGTATGTCATTTTAATCCTTAATCAGCCATGAAAGGTACTGTATTTTCTTTATATAGGTCAAACGAAGCCATAACATTCATTAACGAGGCAGCTTCTGTCAGCACTTGTATGGAGTCACCGCTTTGCATAACCATACTGTCGCTAAACTGTACATAGTCGTTAGCGTTAAGTACATACTCAGTTATAATATAAATCTTGTGGTCTATGTCGTGAGCGTGTTGCCAATATATGGAGATAGTTTTGTTATTCCCTTGGCGGTTACTAGCAAACAAGGTACTAACCTCAGCTTTATAACCTGCGGGAACTATAAACAACTCTGTCAACGTAGCGGGTTGTATTACTTTACCTACTGTGTGTTTCATTTCTTCTTCTTCTTGTTCTTCTTGGAACGCTCATTGCGCTTTGGTAATTCTCTCATAATGCACCCTTTGTTACAACAAGCCAGATAAAACCAGCTATAATGACTACCCCTGTTAAGACAGAGGCAACAATTAAGAACCCGTTAATCACAGCCCACAGTTTCTCTTTACGTTTAATCTGGGCTAACACAATCTCTCTAGCCTCAGCATCACGTTTACGCTTTGCCTCCGCTTGAAACTTTAACCAATCATCCCAAAGCCCTGCTCTACCCTGATAGATGAACAACTCTTGGATAGCCGCCTCATGTTGTTTAATCTGTTCAAGAGCAAAGAAAGCCTCTGAGTCTGACCCTGATTTATTAGCCTTCTTTGCCAGCTCAGACTTAGAATCAAAGAACTTGAAGATGTGCTGCCCCGCCGCCATAATGTCCCCACCGTTGGCTATGGTTTCTTTAATCACACCAAAGGCAGCGTTGGCAATAGCGAGTTCAGCAAGCATCTTATTTCCTATATTCAGTAATCATAAATGAAAAAGCAGTAACAACACCAGCAATCCATAACAGAGGCTTGGCTGCTCTTGCTATCCACTCTAATACGGTGAAAGCCCCCTGAGCAGCAGAGAAGGCTTTAACCACCTCTGTTGTCTCAGTATTAAGCTTATCCACCTTCTCTTCGACAGCTACTAGCCTGTCATAAATCTCTCGGTGTGTTACGTCTTCCATTTACGCCTCTTCGGGTTCTTTAAGTGCCTCCGTCAACAATGACATGAAAGCGTTACGTCCTACTTGAAGTTGATCGACATTGAACCTAGCGCTATTTAGCTTTCGGTCTAAGTCAACTAAATGATTAACCAGCGTCTGTTGCTCTGGTGTCATGTCCTCAAATGAATACTCTTTGTCATCGATAGTAATGGGTGTTTTTTTGTTTTCCATTATGTTCTCCTGTTAAAAACCACTGAAAGGCAGTGGCGACCTATATTACCAAGGCATACCAGTAGCCACCGCTGGCTCTTTGGCATCAGCGATTTGAGCCGCAACAGCCGCTTCATGCGCCGCCACAGTCTCCTCGCCCATTGATGCCTTAACCCAGCCGATAACGGTTGCTTCGGTTAGGTCTTCGTAGGGAATAGTCAGTTCACCAGACAAGCCCAGTGAGCCGTAGGTAGAGCCTGAGTAGTCGCCATCAACATCAGAGCAAGTCCAATGCACGGTTGATACAAAGCCTGTTTGAGCATCACGCTCCATATTTACGATTGTCCATGTAGTCATTTTAGTTTCCTTTAAGTTAAATATTAGCGGCATCCAAACGTGCCTTCAATGCGTTAATTTCAGCAAGCGCTTCTTGTAATGCCGCTGTCAACAGGGGAACCAGCTTACTTTGGTCAATGCCTTGGTAGACTGGGTTGCCCTCAGCGTCAACAGCATCCTTCTCGCCTGTTACAGCTTCAGGTACAACTCCAGCCAACTCATGCGCTAAGAAGCCATCAACCCTTGCGCCATTAGCAATCCAAGCAAAGTTAATTGGCTTCAGTGCATTAACACGGGTAGATGCATCAGCAACAGCAACCCAGCCTTCTTTAAGTCGGTAGTCTGATGATGTGTTGTAGGAGGTGCTTGAGCCGTTTGTAGTAATTGACCCAACACCATCACCAGTAGTGTTGCCAAAGATAATCATGCTTTGGCTACTACTTGTGTTTGTAACTTTTAAATACAGTCCACAATTTTGTGCGGTTGTAAATTGTGTATTTAGTTGCGCTGCAAATGTTGCATTGGCTGTGTTGTTAATGCGTACACCACCTCCAGAGTCTATACGGACACGTTCTGTGTTGTTTACAATAAATACAACTGGGTTGTTTGTAAGTGAGCCAATGTTTACTGAGTTAGCACCACCATATGCTGTATTTGATGAGCCGTTAAGTTGGAAAGTTGCTGCTTGCCCAGTGTTGTTGTAGGCAATAAGTCCCGCGCCACCTGAAGCATTAGTGCTTTTGAAGTATGCTGTTTGGGCATTGGCTGTGGTGTCATAAAGGTTAAAAAACCTTGTCATGGAACTCGTCCCAATTCC